GGTAAGTTATATATTATTGCATGATAGTGTGGTCTTCCTCTTTTTTCTCCATACTCTCCACATATATAATATTTAATAGGTTTTGGCTCTTTATCGTAATATTTATTTGTATTACGTACTATTTCAATCCTTAGCTTTTTTAGAAATAAGGTTACATCACGAGGAACAAGAACGGGAAACCCATTCTTTGAACCTCGAAGATGTTCTGTATCATATGTTAATGTGATAAAGTCTACTCTGTCTGAAACTTTTACTTGGTGTTCGAGCCTGAATGCCCAGTCTTTGCTTCGTCTATTTCGACACTCACCACACTTTCTACATGGAACTAGAAATGTCCGTTTGTCTCTTTCCTTGTCGATATCTTTGTCGACATGCATGTCTATTGGTGATGTACACATGTCCTACATTCTGATGCCACCACGTGACATTCTATAACTGGTTAGTTTTCGTTTAAAGGACTTTTTTCCTTTTCTTCGTCTTCTGCTTTTAAATCTTCTACGCATAATTTTATAGTTTTGGGTTGCCGAAATATGGCATTAATCTTCGTGATTTTACCTTGTTGTAAATATGAGCGTATATATGCTCTGTGTTGTTTTCTACGAAGAATATTCGTTCTGTTGGGTCACAACTAATGAAATCTTCGTTAAGTACAGGTTTGTTTTGGAATTTTCTTCCCATGTGCCAGTAATCTAGGCTTCCGCGCATTGAACCAGCTACTCTGTTTAATTTGAATTTATACTCCGCATAACGTGGTGTATATCCGAACACTTCGTCGTTTTCGTTTGGATTCGGTCCTACCCATAGTTCCTTATTGTAAATCGGTTGTTCTCCGATATGCGCAAAGCTTGGGTAGTAATAATCAAATTTGTTGTTTTTAAGGAATGTTTTAGGGATACCTTGTTGATACGTTCCTTTTGGCATTACGCTAATGAATGAAAATATATATCCGTGTTCTTCTGCATAATACTTGAACGTTCTAGTTGAGTCGGTGCTTAATCCATATCCGTATAGTGTTGCTGGGCTTGTGACGTCGTCCATATTTGCCGATGTTTGTGCTATTTCACTAACTTTAATTTGTGATACGCTTCCTCCAATAAATTCAGGTCTTTGTAATCTTTTGTCTGACGAACGCACTCCGAAATGTGCCAACATGCTTTCAACATATCTTGAACCTCCTCTTGCATTCCTTTCCAACCACTCTTGTAGTTTGAATGCTCTTCTCAAGTCAATAATACTTGAAGCGGTTGCCTGACTTAAATCTACTTTTAACTTACTGCTATTATCAATAAATGCCTGGACACCGGCATCGGTTCTAATCGTTCCAGTGTAATCGTTTGCGTTGACTTTTCCGAACAGAGTATCTTGTGGTCCAGCTAATGGATTGCCGTTTCCGTCTACTAGTCTATTTGGTATATTTCCGTTGTTTGTATCAAAGTATAATGGTGCATTGGTTCCTAGGGGTATGGTTGCTTCTACTCCTTTTTGTGTCCATGGTAGGGCTGACGTAAAGTAATCGTGTGCCCATGCTCTTTTAAATGGTTCTGCTTGATAGGTCGTTCTGATAGTAACATTGTTTCCACCGGTTCCGTCTTGACATTGTGTTTCGTATTCTGTTCCCAAATTTTGGTCTCTGAAATATTCGTTCCAGATTAGGTTATATCCGGCTCCTGGTATTACGCTGAATTGCTCTGTGGTTTGCATGTCTGTTGGTAAACCCAAATAGTCGCCTATTGTACCTTCTGATATTGCTCCACCAGCAGTTGGGAATGATGGTAAGGCAGTTCCGTCTTCGCCTCCAGTTATAAAATCTTCCCAGTTTTTCCATACTAATCGGTTTGGTACGAAAAAATGGTGTGTATACACTTTTATTTGATGCATTATTGGTGCTAACATTGGAGCCATACGTAATATGTAGCTAGTACTTAATTTGTGCGTATCTCCTGGTATACATTCTATTAAATCTATGGGTACTATCCTACCCATTTTGAGTGACATTTTAACATCATGTGATAGGTTAAATGTGTTACTCTTCGGTTTTTGTAATTGTACTTGATTAAAAATTGACATAATTATTTATTTTTAAGGTAATATTCTTG